CTTGGCCTCGGTGGTGACGGTCGGCTCGGCGTACTCGAGCACCTCACCCATCGCTTGCTTGAGGCCAACCTTCTTGGCGCGTGTACGGGTCTTGTTGACCAGCTTCTTGTCCTTGACCACGACGACGGCGGTCTTGCCGTCCTCGCCCTTCACCTCGAAGGTGGTCAGGCCATCGGTCTTGACCTTGGAAAGATCCTCAGTGCCCAGCACTGCGGCCTTCTTGCGACCGTCGCGCACGGCGTCGATCTGCGCTTGCAACTGCGGTGCGGGCTCGGACACGAACCCAGCGGAGTTCTGCTTCTCGCGGCCTTCGATGAAGAAGAACGTGCCGCCACCCGCCGACTTGGCTCGCTTGCCACGACGGATCTGGAACTCCATCCCCTCAACAGAACTTGCGTAACCGCCCTCGCGCTTACCAGTTTCCTTGTTGACGGGGCCAAATAAAAAGGTCTCGGCAGACTTCTCGGAGACAAACGAGTTGCCCACCTTGCGACCATCGACCGTGAAGGCGGGCAGAACTTCGAAGCCCTCTTGGCGAGCGACGATGTCTTCGGGTGCGATGGCTGTCGTCCGGGCCTGGTTGCCCGTCTGGGACTCCGGCAGGACAACAGGTTCGAATCTGTCGCCGACTGGCTCAAGCCCCTGGTCTGTGACCCGAACAGATTCACGCTTGATGACGCCCTGTCCCTCAGCGTTGGTGTCTGTGCCGACGCCCACCCCTGTGCTGGCGGTGTCGCCGAATGCGGCTTGCACATCTTCGCCGCGCTCTTTGGTGCGCTGGGCACGCTCTTCATCCGAGATCGGCTGGACTGCCGCGATCTCCTCCGCCTTGCGACGAGCTCCAAGGAACGACGCAACAGCACCGTCAAATGCAGGATCGTCGGGCCCGGTGATGCCAGCCTTGTTCATGGCCTCGGCCACGCGCTCATCCGCCACGAGGGCTTGGTAGATCTCCTCGCGTTCGGTGGGCTTCTCCATCTTCTTCTCGATGGTCTTGTCGATGTCCTGGCCCTTGGCACCGAACTTCTCGACCATGATGTCCACCGGGGCGGAGAACGCTTCGCCCAAGAACTCGAGGATCATTTCGCCACGGCTGGCTTCCTCGCCCACTGCGGTTGCGGCTTGGTACGCGCCAGCGGCACCGCCAGCGCCTTGGATCACAGCCTGAGTGCCGACATTCGCCAGCTTGGATGCAAACGGGTTGAGGCCAAGGAACGCGCCAGCGATAGCGTTGGCCGGGACTTCGGCGGCGGTCTTGGTGACGGCGTACTCGGAGGCCGCTTCTGTGTCTCCTTTGTACTTGCTCAGACCCTCGACGTAGTTGGAGCCCAGCGACTGGAACACCACCGCACCAGTGTTGATGCCAGCGCCGGTAGCGCCAGCACCCACCGCTGTCTGCACTCCCGCGCTTGCGCCGAGACGTGTGGCCGCACCAACTGCCGCCGCCTTCACGGGTGCAGTAGCCACCGCGCCAATACCGCCACCAACCGTCATGCCCGGAACCTGTTCGGCCAGGAAGTTGGCGATCATGGTCGGGTTACGAACGGCGTAGCCCAACATATCCGTGACCGCAGACATCGTGTCAGGGGCGGCATCGCCCTTCCTCACGAGCTCGGCGATTCGGGGATCGGACTCCAGGCGACGGTACTCGTCGGCGCTCTTGGCCAGAATCTGTCCGGTGTCTTCGTCGCTTCCGGTGACAGCCTTCTCGAGCTTGTTGGCGAGGAAGTCCCAAGTGACCGCCAGTCCCTTGAAGCCCTTCTTCAAACCTCCGCTGATGTCGAGACCCGGCTCCTTGGGTGCGGGCGCTTCGGCTTCTGGCTTGGGTTCGTTGCCGTACAGGTCGAACTGGAACTTGCCAGCACGAGGCTCGGCTTTGGGTGCGGGCTGTGCGCGGGGCTGATCCATCCCGCCGTACAGGTCGAACGAGAACTTGCCGCCCTTGGGAGCGGCAGACGGTTGAACAGACTCAGCCGATGCAACCTGTTCCCCTCGGGACAGGGGAACGACGTCTTGTCGATACGCTTCGCCACTGGACTTGAACAGACCAGCGGGATCGTCTTCGATGTCATTATCCAGTGGGTCTGGGACTCGGCCCAGTCGAAGCGTGGGTTGCATGGCTTGTCCTGCTTAATTCAGAAATACCTTCGTCTTGCCGACCATCGTGAAGACACGACCGTCCGCATCCTCCTGTGCGTCAACCTTCCCTTGACGGGCAAGTTGCGCCAGCGTTCGGATGTCCACCTTGGGGTTGAGTCCGGCGAGATCGAGCGTCTTGTTGTACATCCGCTCGTCTGCCGCTTTCTTCTCAAGCCGAGCCTTGCCGCGATCCTGATCGAGCATTAGCTCCTCGGGCTTGAACTCCTTGTTCGCAAGCGGGAACATCCGGGCGGCGGCTTCGACGCTGGCACGCTGTTGCTGGGCGTTGGCCTCGTCCCGGCCACGGCGCTCCAATGCCCCGGCGTAGGCTTGGTAGTAAGGACGCTTGATCTCGACTTCTGCGGCGGCGGCTTTGGCGCGGGTAGTGTCGTTCTCGACCTTGGTGTCCTCGCGCTTCTCTTGGCGAGCCTTGTCGCCACGATCCAGTAGGAACTTGATGACCTCGTCGGGCTTCTTGTACTTCGAGGCAAGCATCATGGCTTGCTCGGGAGACAGGTTAAACGTCTCGCGCTTGCCATCTGCGCTGACGCGCTCAAGACCAACCCAGCCCTTGCCCTCTTCGAACTTGCCCTTCGTGGGGTCGAGCTCGTATCCGTCGGCGAACATACCGTAGACGCGGCCAAAAGCATCGCGTGCTCCAGGTGCGTTACCAGCCATTGCGGCGAGCGATGCACCTACCTTCTGCGTCCACTTGTTCTCTTTGAGTTGGCGCATCATTTCGGGCACTTGCTCGGCCTTGTCGTACTCGCCACGAGCGCGGAACAGCTTTGTGAGCGCCGCCTCCTTCATGTCGTAGTACTTGTCGATAGCCATGTTCGGGTCTTTGTACTTACCCTCTGCGCCAGTCAGGAACGGATTCTGTTGCGGCTGTTGAGCCGGAGCGGGAGTTGCACCTGGAGGCGTAATCGCGGCACGAGGCGTGGGCGCAGGAGCCGGGGTCGGGATAGCACCGGACTCCACCATCGGCTGTGGCTCAACAGGAGGAGCGGCAATCGCGGTTGTTGGTGCGGCTGGTTGCTGTTCCAGCGGAATCTGTCCGCTGGTCAAAAGACCGTCGATCTTGTCGAGCTCGTCTTCTGCCGCTTTCACTTTCTTACGGCGAGACGACTTGTCCTCGGCCTCTTCCTTCTCGAACTCGAAGCGAGTCTTGTCTCGCTCCGCTTGCTCGAGCGCGAGCTTGCGGCGCTGTTCCGACTCATTCAATTCCTGGCCCAGCTTGAGCCCGCCAGCGAGTCCAGCGGCAAATCCGCCGATTGCGCTTGTTGCCATGATTAACCTCTCTGAATCGCTTGACGACGCTGGATAGCCGCCGGGGTGTGGTACTTGTCTTTGAGCTTCTCGAAGAACTCGAGTCCCTTGGCACGCACCACATCGGCGGGAACCACGTACTCGCCGTTGGAGAGCATTGCCGGGATCTTGTCGTCGACCGGGCCACCTGGGCCGCGCACCGCGCCGTGCCCCTCGTGGACTGTGCCGCCATCCGCCAGACCGGCGAAGGCCGCAGGGTTGCTGGCGTAGGCTTTGATGCCCAAGCCAGCGAGTGTCCCGACGCCGCCCCACATACCAGCATTGGCTTGCTGGTCTGCTTGGTAGCCCTGCATCCGAGCGTTATACTCGCCGAGCATGAGGTTGCCAGCGGAGTTGTTGCCCTGAATTGCGGTGTTGAATCCTTGCCCAGCAAAGTTACCGGCTTGAATCGCCGAGTTCATGTTGGTCGCGGAAGCGTTGGTAGCGTTGGCTCCAGACGCATTCGCGTTGCTGTAGAAGTTGGATGCCGTGTTCGGCATATTGCGACCGAAGTTGGCGGCACCGGCACGCAGGGCGATGCCCCTGTCCATCGTGTCGAATGCGGCACCCGTTGCCGCACCAGCACGACCAAGCGCCGACTCGCGCATCAGCCGCTCGTTGGTGGCGGCGAAGGCTGAACTGTTGGGGTTCAGGCCGTAGCGCGACAGATTGCGTGCGGTCTCTTGCTGGGCGTTGGAGAACTGTTGTGCGACGTTGGCGGAGGCGATACCGGAGCGGCGCTGAATGTTGCCCTCGGAGTCGTACTCCATCGCGTCCTTCGCCATGCGCTCTTCGATGGGCTTGAACGTCTTCTCGTAGTAAGCGTTCTGCTCCTCAGCGAACTGCTGTTGCTTCTCCATGTTGGCGAGGTACCGATCCACCAACGTGCGAGTCATGTCCTGTTGCTCGCGTTGCATCGGCAACAGTTCGTTGGTGTAAACGTCCTTGTACCAAGTCAGAGCTTGGGCGGCAGTCTCAGCGTTCAGCTTTGCCGCTTGTCCGATCAACGGATCTGGAGCCGGAGCTCCACCACCACCTTTGCCACACATAAGCTACTCCTTCAAAAATGGGCGACGAAGTTGCCACCCATGTAGGTCATTCCAAAATGCCGGTACAGTCGTTCCGCACCCTGGCCTGAACCTGTCGAAACACCTGTCTGTACGTGCTTGATGCCAGCACCCTTTACCGCTTCCATGAAGGAGCGAACGAGGATGTAGGCAGTGCGTCCACCACGGTGATCCGGGCGAACAAAGAGAAGATCTTCTCGAGCGACAAGATCGTCGCTGAACCAAGTCGGCATGATCGTTCCGAACATCATGCCAACCAGCGTGTTGTCTTTGATTGCCACGAGGCAGATCCCGCTCTCGTGGTGAATCCAGTTGCCGATGCTATTGAACAGCTTCTCTGGATTTAGAGTGAAATGCTGAAAGTCGGTCTCACGGTGCATCTGCACCGCGAGCTTGAAGAGATCGAGGTGATCGTCTTCTGTTGCGCGTCGTACTTTCAGCATCGTTGCCCTTCGTTTCGATGTCGCCGATTTTATCGACGAACAGTGCAAAACAAGGGCAAATTGGATGCAGTTGTGGTTAGGCGGAAGGCTTCACAGGCCACACGATCTGGTCGGGATCTGTTGTCTGTTGCGTGATGTCGCGCAACGCCTGACGGTAATCCTTCCACGCCTTCGGAACTGGCGTTCCCTGGTCTGCGGCACGGATCGCAACCCAGTCGCTTTCGGCCAGCAACTTGTCGCGCTTGGCGCGGACTGCCGCCCACTTCTTGCGGAGCGCCTCTGCCGGGGTGATGACCGGGGTCTGACCAGGTTGCCACCACGTCCAGCCTTGCGGCGGGACATCGTCAAACTTCTTGGCCTCGAACACCTCGTCGGTGTTGTCCGGGTTGTACCAGGAGTGGCCGCGATGGTCTGTTGCCGCCGTCCACTGGTTGTTTTGCCAGCGCCAGCTTTGCAGAGGCTGGAGCAATACCTCGGGGAGCTCGGCCTCTACGACAAGGTGCTGGTTGTGCTCGTTGACCGCCGCTTTCGCGATATAGCCATCGAAGAATCCATTAGGGTCAATCTTTGCATACATCGGGTTTACAGCTTGTAAAGCGTCCATGAAGCAGTCGGGAGTCGGAACGAGTTAAAGGTGCCGGATACCAACTTGATTTCGTACTTGAAGGTGAGCGCCAAGCGATAGTCGTTTCCACCAGACCCCGTGTTGGAGTAGGTGCGAACAGGCTCAACGCTGGCGGTGAGCTTGAGGTTAAATTCTGTTGTGCCACCGCTGTAGTTGCGGAACTGACTGCCGGTGAAATACGCCGAAACGTAATACGGCTGGTTGGCGTAGGTGTTCTGGGTGTTTGAGTCGTAGATGTTGGTGAAGACGATCTGATAGATCTCTCCAATGAACACCGTTCCGGCTCCGTAGTAGTTCCCGTTGCCGTCTGTCCCAATCACAAATTCCGCCGGGTCAAGAGCTCCAGTCTCCAGCACCAAGCGGCGACGAATGTCGACCAAGTCCGCAACCACAGAGCCGTCGGCGTACGCAGTGAATCGACCGGAGTTTGTCGACAGCGTGTTGGCGCTGACATTCCCGCTGAAAGTCGCCGAGCCGTTGACAATCTGGAACCCAGGCGCATACACGTTCCCGCTTCCGTCGATACTGAAGTAGCGACCAGCAAAAGCGTTGCCCATCAAGAACCCGGATGGGCCGATGTACAGACCCCACTGCCCGTTTGGGTTGTAGGCGTACCCCGTGCTTGCGCCAGCGGTCAGTTGACCTCGAAGGTAGACGTCGTTGAACTCAGCGGAACCGCTGTTCTGGAGTCTCCAGCCAGCCGAGTTCGCCGCGAAGTTGCTCGAGCGAAGCCCGTTTGCGTCCAGGATGTTCGTGCCGATGGCTCCGGCGTTGGCGTAGATGATCCCCTTGACCTGGAGGTCGGTGCCGTTCCACAACAGATTGTTGGTCGACGATCCGATGTAGAACTGTTGCGTACCGTTGTAGTTGCCCAGGAAGAAGCCAGTCCCGAAGAACTGGTGTCCAGGGGGGTAGATGCCGGGGGTGATGCCGCCAGCGATGTAGCCAGTGCTGATCCCGATGGACGCGCTCAGGGTTCCGGTCGTGATCTTGTCGGCCACCAGACTTTGGATCTTGGCGCTCGAGATCGTGGCGTTGGCAATGAAGCTGTCCTTGATCCACGTACCAGCGGGGTACGTGATCCCGCCAATCGTCAGCGGCGAGCTCAGGTAGATGAACGGGACGCCAGAGTTGTAGTTCCCGTTCGCGACCGTGGCGTTGAAGATTGCGTCGTAGGCCGAGCTCACATCCACCGCTGTCGTGGCGGCAGTGCCCGTCGTGTTGTTCCACGGGCCGGTGACGTTGGCTACCGAGACGAACCGAATCCAGTAGTAGTAGGTCGTGTTGATGACGGCGGCGTCGGCGTAGACGTTGGAGACCGTCGTGCCCACCCGGACTGCCGTGTTGACGTTGTTGGTCTGCGAGCGCCAGATCTCGGTGTAGGCGTGGTTGCGGTAATTCGCCCCAGTCCAGGACAGATAACAGTTCGAGAAGCCGCCTGTTGCCACGAATCCCGTCGGCGCGGGCGGAGTCGTGAAGTCCTTCTCCGGGATGTAGCCGTCGCTTGGGAGCGGGACGATGGGGCCCACCGGTAGCTGGTTCCCGGCGTTGTTGGTCGTGACCGTGTCCGGGTCTGCCACATTCAGGGCGACCAGATCCCGAAGCGTTGCCGCCTGATCCAGAGGGTCGCCAATGTTGCCCTCGCGCACCTGGAGGGTCGCCTTGATGGCAGACAACACCTCCTTGATGTTGTCGTCCCGGATCTCGGGAATGGCGGGGACTAGGGTTTCGCGGGTCATACTGCCTTCAATTCGTCAGAGCTCTGGGCCACAACAACTTCAGACACCTCATTCGTGCCCTCGATCTGAAACTCCCAGTTAATGTCGCGATAGCCGGACGGCAGTCGAAATTGCGAGTTGCTCGTGACCGTCTGCGTGTGACGCAGTTGCCCACCGGAGTACAACTTGAACGTGACCGGGTATGCCGCCGCCCTGACCTGGGCGACCGAGAAGTTCATGGGGTAGCCGACCCGGAACTGCTTGCTCTTCCAGGTCATGGACAGGTTGTCGCCGCTGTCGAACCGCTTGATGGCTTGGCCTTGCGCCAGATACAGCGTGTCGCTTCTGGGGTCGTAGTACCCACAAGACATGGCGGCGGCGGTGTTGACGTTGCTGGTCGTCAGGGTCGCGCCCTGCCCGCTGATGTCCAGCACCAGGATGCCGTTCACGTTGCCGGTGGTCGTGTAGAGGATCACGACGCGACCGTTGTAGACGTAGCACTTCATCGAGCTCGGGTTGTAGGCTTGCCACTGATCCCGGCTAAACAGGTTCTGGGTGATGACCCCGGTCGTCGAGCCAATCGAGGTCAGCCCGTCCGGCGAAGCGAAGATCGCCCCGTCACCGGTCTCGACGATGGATGTCTTGCTCGAGCAGGACTGCGGGATCAACAGCTTCGTCGAAGCCATTGCCGCCGGGTCGATGCCCTGGAACAGATAGGGGTAGCCAGTCGTTAGGACTGCAACAGTCTGTCCGTAGGTTGCGATGCCGACGATCTCCTCGTCCACCGGGTACTGGTGAGGCCATGCGTGCGGGAGGTTCGGCTCGGAGAAGTACAGGGTTTTCCCTACAAAGCCGACAGCCGCGCCGTTTGCCATGAGGCGCAGACCCTTGAGCCCCACCGGAGGAGCGATCCAGGTGTCCGTCTGAAGCGTCTCGCCGAGGTTGGCTTGGGTGATGCTGTCCACGTAGCTGGTGGTCGCCACCGGGATCTCGGCCACGAACTGGAACTGGGCGCGGGAGCCGACCGTGCTCGAGCGGTAGATCCGCTTGAGGGTGATGTTGTAGGAGCCCGCAGGAGCGCCGCCAGGAACCGTGATCGTCACCGGCTGGGCGGGGTCAACAGACTGCAAGGCGGAGGCCGCAGAAGGCGGGCCCTCCTCGCCGTAGGCCGACACGAACGTGAAGACGTATGTGCGGGTCTCGGGAGTGCTACCAGACGGCGCAGGACTGAAGTTGGTGATCGTCGGAGCGGCGCCCGGATTGGGAATCCCGAGCTCGTACGAATTGGTGGGGTACGGTAGGGTATTCCCTAGGATCATGTCGCTTGTGGCGTAGCGCGGGCGAGCGTTAGGCGCAGTCCAGTACAAGCGGTTCCACTGATCCTGGGCGATGGGCGACCGCATGATGTCCGTGTCGGTCGAGAACTCCAGCCAGTAGTCGGTCTCGGTGTTGCTGGTGCCGTAGCGGAAGATCGTCGTCGGCGGGTTCAGCGTGGTGGCCTTGAGCGTGGTGAGCCCCTTGAGCGGCGTCAGGGAGCCAGAGACTAGGCGCACGTTGTCCGCGACCTGGGCATCGCCCTGATCCAACAGACGTGGGGCGGTAATCGGCTTGAGCCCATTGAATGCTTTGACGACGATTGCGGTCATTTCAGTCCTGCCAGTAGTTCAGCTTCGCAAAGCGGCCAGAGCCGCCTCGCCTTCTTTCTTGCGCTCTTCGAGCCCGATGGTTCCGCCGTTGATTATCTTCGTACAGCGCAGAAAATCCCACGAATCTGCTGGCGCATTAAGTTTGTGGGTTTCCCAGAACCAGCCAGCCGTGAGTGCGGCGTACCTGGGTGTCGCCACCAGATCCGGGTTCATCACGAAGTCTTCGCCGAGCGCCTTCGAGGCGTGGAAGTAGTTCGCATGGCCGGTCAACTGGACGGCACCCCTGCCGCGAAAACGAAAACCATCGCCTGACGCCTCGTCTCGGTTTCCCATACGATTGGCGTACACCATGTTGGCGATCTTCTTCGGATTCTTGGCGTACTGGTCGGCGATCTCGCGGGTGGGGAATCGCTTCGGCCAGATCCGCATGAGCGTCTCGGCGCGGTAGTTCAGGTTCTCCTCGAGGACTCGGAACTTCGCTGACTCGTGACCGCATTGCCCAATGAACATGGCCTGTTGGTTGAGGGTGCGGATGTTGAACCGTTCGAATGTTTCGTTGAGGGGATCAACCCATTCCGGCCCGATGTGTAGCTGTGCCAGTTGACTAGCGTTGACCATTGATCTGTTCCCTTACTGCGTTGTAGGCGTCGATGCACGCATTCAGTTGCGCGGTGTTTCTGTCCCCTTGGGCGACGATTTCTGCGATTGCGGCGAGGGTTGCTCGCTCGGCATCAGAAGGTTGGTCAGCCGCTCGGTCAGATTGACTTCCCGTTTCGTACCGATGTCCGCTGGGAGCGGCGGCACCTTGGGCGGTTGATACACAACTGCTGGTTGGGAGGCGCACCCTGCCAGCACGGATAGCCCGATCAAGAGCAGACTGCTTTTCAGTGACTGCATCGTTTGCCTCCTTCAGTTTGTTGGACTGTTCGCCGATCTGTTCGGTGAGTTTCTGTTCTGTTGCCCTGGCCTTCTCGTTGGCCTCGGCAATCGCGGCTTGCATTTCTGCGTCTCGGGCTGTCCATCCCTTGTGGTGGCCGTAGCCGTACAAGCCGATCACGGCAACCACAACCACCACGATCCGGATGACCCAAGGGTTGGAAATCAGACTGAGCCAGATCATGTCGATGCCTTCAGTAGCGCCCGCTCCATCGCGATCTCATCGCGCTCGGGCGGGATGTGATCCGGGGGAGTCGACGGCGGGGGTGGCGGTCTCCAGTTCTCGTCGAGATCCGGATTGGTGATGCCCATCCAGTTGAAGTTGGGCATGGAGTTCTGCGTGACCGACGGTGATGCGGTCTGCGTCGGGGCGCACACCACCGGAGGCGGCGGAGGCGGCGGCTGGTTGGCCGCGATCTTCTCGGACAGGTTGGTGACGCCCTTCTTGGACATGACGCCCCCGATGCCGCCGACGATCAACAGAACAATGTCGTTCAGCATCTTCGTGTAAGCCTGGTCGATGGGAGCCATCGACTTGATCGGCTGGGTCACGAAGGTCACGCTGTAGAGCATGAAGAACACGATGCCGGACAGGATCAGCGTCACCACAATGACGACTGTGGCCCAGACGCGAACCTCAATTTCCTCGGCTGTCAGAAGCCTTTGGCTCTGGCTGTGCTGGTTGGGACTGCTGTTGAACAACTGGCTTCTCCAATATCGGGGCGACTAGGTAGTCGGAGCATTGCTGGGTGAATAGGCACTTAGGACGCTGACACTCTTCTTTCTTGAAGTTGTCCGGGTTCTGGCACGGGTATCGGTAGCGATCCTCACAAGCCACGAGGGCAAGCAGGACGCTACTCAGAATCAGCAGTTTTCTTCGCATTGGCTTCCTTGATTTCCTTCTTGAGACTCCGAAGCTCCCTGAGCTCGGAACGGACTTCTGCTTGCGTCTTGCGAGCCTCAATGGCAACCAGCGCGGCGAGGGGTAACGCGAGGAACAGAACGAGGGAGAGAATGACAACGGCTACTGCGAACCAGCGAGTGTCTTCACGAGCCATGCGAACAACAGCATCAGATTCCACGTCCACGCCAGAACGAGAACCACCCAAAGAACTGCCAGTGTTCGGTCGATACGATGATTGCGGATTTGCTCTCGTTGCCACTTCCTGTCCCTTTCCAGCTTCCGCTTCACCTGTCTGGCGAATTCCTGCTCCTCAAGGATCTGGTCGTACATCTTGAGGAAACGTGAGTAGATGTCGCGGAGCTCCTTGGGCGCGTAGACCATCGCCTCCCGAATCTGGGTGGTCATGTTCTCCAGTTGCATTTCGATCTGGACTCGGTCGATGGCGCTGTCCTCGACCTTGTCTGTCGTCTTGGAGATCTCCTCGAGGTCGTGGCAGTGCTCTTTCAGCTTCCTGCGGATCTCGAAGAACTTCTTGAGTTGCTCGCAGACCTCGTGGATGGCGCGGGTCTGGTATTCCTCGTAGCTCAGTTCAGGCTCGGGCTCGGCTTTCTTCTTGGCGACGGGCTTGGCTGTCGCTGGCTCGGGGGCCGCGACGGGTGAAACGGCGGGAGGCTTGGGCTTGCGGAAGAACCCCAGCACCATCTGCCAGATGCCCTTGGCCTCGCTGACAATGGCTTGAGCGTCGGCAACAGCCTTCTTGATCTTGCCAATCTCTGCCTTGCCCTCGTTAAGGAGCTCGCACCCTTTGCGGATAGCCGCGACGGTGCTCTGCGCCATGAGCAAGAGACTGATCGGATCAATGGCTCACCTCACTTGATGGTGGCGAGACCCAGCTTGGCCGAGATCCCGACGACCACTAGGCCGGAAACAATCACAAGGAGCGACCAGATGCCCTTCTTTGCAATCTCCATCTTGAGCTCCGCCCAGAACTCCGCCTCAGCTTTGGCGGCGCGTAGCTTTTCCTCGTGGAAGCGTCGATGCCCATCGAAGTCAGTGCTACCGTCGGGGTTGGTCGCAAACGCACCATTGATCTTCTTGAGCTCCGAAATCACCTCGTCGAATCGACGGTCAAGATGCTCGTTGTCGCTTTTGGCAAGGTGTACTTCCTCTGTCATTTCCTACTCCTGAAAACAAAAAACCCGCCAAAGCGGGTCTTGTCGTCACTTCCAATACTGCTATATCCAGGGCGGCGCTAAGTGCTCCACGGTCGGTGCAATCTGTTCCGCAATCTGTTGGTCGAGGGTGGCGGTCAGTTCCGCCAGACCAGCGACCCCAATCCGTTCCTCAACCCACCCTTCGACTTGCGCCTCGGTTAGGTTTGGAAACGGCGTGAAGTTGTTCACATCCGGGCTCCCCAGTCCGGTTCGACCGGCGACCACGCCAGCATGGCCGTTGCTGTCGTCGGCTACTCGCCTCCAGTCCACTGCATAGACAACATCTTGAAGCTCGCCTACTTGGCAGTAGACGTCCAGATTCAACACTTGCCACGCATAGGTGGTAGGCATTTCTCCCTCACAGGTTAGGCAGGAACTACTTCAGTCCAAGAAGTTTTTGCTTCGTCCCACTGATACAGCTTGCCGTCATTCGGCATGGGCGTCGGCGGTTGCCATTGACAGGTTGCTTCATCCAACGTCCAGCTTGGGAATGGCTGTGGCGGAACAAACGCATCCAGCGTTGAGTTGTAGGTGAATCCGACCCCGGCGTAGTGCTTGCGGATGTTGCCGTTGTAGCTGGTCTTTGCCCAGCGTGTGTTTGCACCAAACAGTCGCTGGCAAAAAGCAACTCCAATGCTTTCAATCTCGTTGCCGTCAACATCAGATGTGTCTGCGTCAGCAACCACAATGACTCGCAATACATTGTCGTGCTCGTCAAGTTCAGCAAAGTGAGCCATTCAAATCTCCTTAAGGGATGTACTTGATGATGACAATGCCAGACCCTCCAGCACCGGATGTGTTCCATCCGCCACCACCGCCACCACCTCGGTTTGCCGTTCCAGCGGTTCCAAATGTGCCCGAACCAAATGAACCGCCGTTGCCGCCACCACCATTGCCACCAGTGCTTGCCGCGCCGCCACCGCCACCGCCACCGCCAGCGTAGAAAACGGGCGATCCACTAATGGAAGACGAAGCTCCAACGCCTCCATTACCCGATCCGTTACCTCCCCCGGAACCGGCACCACCCTTGCCGCCTCCGCCGCCTCCCTGATATGGCGCGGCACCGTTTCCTGCGCCACCTTCATTTCCTTGCCCAGCGGTTCCTGTTCCCCCTGGATTAGAATGACCGCCGCCGCCGCCTGAGCCACCATTTCGACCGTTGTATGGAGTGCCATTACCATCGGTATAGCCGCCCCCACCTCCACCAGTGGTCGTGATTGACGAGAACACCGAATTAGAACCATCACCACCAAAGGTTGCTGTGGTAGCACCGCCCGCACCAACTGTTACGGTGTACGAGTTGCCGGGAGTAACCGATAGCGTTCCGGTCAACATACCGCCAGCGCCTCCACCACCAGCGCCTCGGGCTGTATATAGATCCTTCCCTCCAGCACCTCCACCAGCCACCACCAAATACTCAACGCTGGTGACACCCGCAGGAGCCGTCCATGTCGTGGATGATGTGAACGTCTGCACAACAAAGTTGACCGGCCATTGACTTGCGCCCTTAGCAAGCTGTTGCTCGTAAAGCTCCCAGAGGCCCGAGGCGCTTGTGTTGCTCGGCGCGTTACGGGGGCCGATGATCCCGCCGTTACCCCGTTGCATTAGCTGATCTCCTCATACGAGCAGATAGCTTCAATTTTGTTCGCGCTGGATGCGGTCAACCGAAGAGAGTCGCCCTCTTCAAGGTAGATCGGCTTGCTGATGACATCAAGCGCCGCTTTTGAAGGAATGGTGATGGTCGGCGCAAACCGATAAGCAGTGCTTGCTCTAAAGATGTCTACGGTCAAATCAAAGTTCGCCGTGCTGTCAATATTCCCGGCGTACAAAGAATTGATCTTGAGCACTTTGTTGCTGTTGGCGGCATTACTCACAATTGCCGTAGCTGATGTTCCAACCAATTGAACGGCAGTTTTGCCGTTGATGGTTGCGACGTTGACGATGTTGGGAGCGGCCATGATTAACCTCCGAATACAACGGCCATTGCAATGGCCTTACCTGTTGAGAATCCCGCCTGATACGACGGCGCTTGGCCAGCCCCGTTCGAGGTCAGCACTTGTCCTGCCGTCCCGGCGGAACCACCAAAGAGGGTGGCTCCCGTCAGGTTTGCGGCCTGTAGAGTTTTGTTGGTCAGGGTCTGGGTGTTCGCGGCAGTGGTGACGTTCTGCGGCGCAACGAATTGAGAAAGCGTTGACATTGATTACTCCGGCTGTGTGGGCCAAGTGACTTCCCACGGGAATCCGGCTTGGCTGGTAATGTCGCGAAGGGCTTGGCAGTAGTCCTTCCACTCCTGTGACGGGGCGAGGTCACTGCGGAAGCGCCAGTCTGTTGCGGCCAGCAATCTGTTGCGTTCGGCGCGGACAGACTCTGCCTGTCGAGCGTCGAGCGCGGCCTTCGCCTCGTCTGTCATTTCTGAGACAGACCACTTGGTAAACCACTGGCCGTCGATCTGTTCGACGCCATCGCGGTAGGCGGACTGGTACCTAGTCGGCTGGGCTTGGGGCCCCTCGAGCACGGGGTCAGCGCCGAGCTCGTCGAGGAGCTCGGGAGTCAGTCGCGCCGGGAACGATGTGTCCGGGAACAAAGCGCGAAACTCGCCCTCGCCGACCACCTGACCGGTGGTGCGAATTCTGATTTCCATTACTACTCCTTATGCGATTGCGAGGAAGATGTAGGTTCCTGCCGACCACCAGCTACCACTTGTAGTGAAGCCGCTTGCATTCGGCACGATTGCGTTGGAACTGGTTACTTCGGCGTTTGAGCTATTGAGTCGAAGGTACGGATCAGTTCCGCTTGTGATACCTCTAGCCGAATCCCACACATACCAATCGTCGTTAGATGTGGTTGCCGTGCTCTTAATCAGAATGAATCGTGCGCCACTTGTGAAGCCGCAGTTCACGGCTGTATCAACACCAGCCACCTGAGTGAACGAACCAACCTTGCTCACACCCGGACAGGAGGCAAACAGGTAGGCGACATAAGTTCCTCCGCTTGCGTTTCCTTCAGTTCTTGTCCCAAGCCCAAAGGTTGTGGCTGTCATGTTAGGAGTTGCTGTTGACGGAGTTCCCCAATACTCAAAGCCCGCAATTTGAGTTACTGGATCGGTCAAATTTAGTCGAAGGTGCTTGTCATTTGTGTTGGTTGCGCTTGTCTGATAAACCATCCAGTTGGTGATTGCGTCTCGGCGCTTAACAATGATTAACTCAGGAACAACACCCAAGTTGTGATTCACAGTCCTAGCAGAACCCGTCCCTGTGTAGCAGACCACATCCATAAATCCCGGAGCACGCCTAAAAAACCAATTAATGTAAGTATTTGATGAGTCATTCCATGTGCTACCCGACCCAACAGAAACACCAGACATTGAATTTGTTATGTTCAACTGGGCAGGCGTTGTGGAAGACTCTGGGTTGGTCTTTTGATCGAGAATAATTCCGTCTCCGCGCAGTCTATCTACTCTAGTTTGATCGACCGTAACTGATCCTGAACGCCTAGAAATCCACCATGCGTCTGGAGGGAATCCAACAGATGTTATTGATGCGGTTGCACTCGTTCCAGTACGCGCCACTGGAGTAAACACACTAGTCCCACTCGTAGGCGTTTTCATCGGGCCACGGCGAATGGCGATGTAGATGAAGGTGATTCCGCTTTGCCCCAAGTCACTACCGCCGACAATATTGAACCCGGTTGCCGATGGAGCAACCATGCCGCTCGTTGTGTTTTCGGCCGCACTAGCGTTTGGTTTCAAAAATGCCTTTTGAGCGGATGCGTCAACAGGCCAGTTGCGCATGGAATCAAAGAGCCACCACTCGTTGTATGTTGCGCCGGGTGTAATTGACTTCACAAGAATCCACTGCGGCTCCCATCCAAGATTCACCGACTGGCTTCCGCTACCGTTACCTGTGTAAGACCCACAACTAATCACATTGTCTGTGCCAGCAGTACCAAAGCCTCCTGCATCGTGGGCAAAAAGGTAGGCGACATAGGTGACACTGGAGGTGTTTAGTTGAGTGTCTGATGTTGGAGTGAAGGTTGTGCTACTGACTGCTGGGAAGTAGGCCGCCGCAGTTGTCACCGCATCAACAGCATTCAACCTCATATAAGCACCAGTGCCATTGCTCCTGTGATAAACATACCAAGAACCTGTCTGGTTCAACTCCTTGACGATGATGCAACCAGGAGCAGAGCCAAGCGCATGGCTGATCTGACGGTTGTTTGTTCCGTTGCCAGTCCATGTGACTACATCAAAAAACTTGGGTTGCTTTCTGAATGTCCAAGAGGCGTATGTTGCGTTGTTCTGGTTTACATAAGAGTCGCTACCTACACCAAACCCGTTTACATTAAATGCGTTTAGTTCTGTTGCAAAATATGCTTGTCCATCAGTCCAGCTTGATACCAAATGGTAGCCGGCCCCTCTATTTGTGTCGTAAAGAGCGTTTACGATTGCGTTGCTTCTGCTTTTAATCCAAACCATCCCGCCTTTACCGACGCCGACGGTAGTTACACCGACTGCCCACTCACTGATCGACACCCCTGCGCTTGCAGATCCAATGGACGTGTTTTGAAGACGCCAATATCTGTAAGCCGTGGAGTTGCTGAAAGTGAACTGACGGAATGTGCCGGGGTTCCAGTCGCTCGGGAAGTTTTGGGAAATGTTTGAGAACGTCGCAACAGTCGTCCAGGTCGAAGCATCATTAGATGCTTTGACAATGAAGTCTGTCGGGAGGTTATAGATTCCAGAATCTCGTGTACCTTGCGGCGCAACGAAATAGGTTGTGACGATAGATGCCGAGCCAAGATCTACGTAAACATCAAGGTAGTTTGGTGCAGGTACGTACGCAAGGTTTGAACCATTGGTTGTTTCAAGCACACCGTCATTGATATATGACATTGGGTAGGAGGGATGAAAAGCTCCACCCAAATTTGTAACCGTCTTGCCTACCAAGCTCACCTGAACCGTATCGTCTCCGAGAGCAATTCCGTTGTTGATGTTTTGGCTGGAGCCATTGCCGGTGTAGAGGTATGTGCTGAACACATCTTCCACGCCAAGCACAGAGCCGGTAGACGCACCAGCCGCCGCCATCACAATGTTCTTTGCCGTCATTACTTCACATCCTTGCCCAAGAGCAAACCAGTCCAGGTTGTGCCGCCGTCGTGGGTGAAGAAGCCAAGGACGTCGCGTCCTGAGCTCGTCAAGGTGGGGGCAGTGCCGCCCGCCCACTTCACTCCAGACCACCAAGTGATCGTGGCGCTACCGCCGTTGGTGAGGTCGAGGATGAAGCTACCGGCAGTACCCGCCGCCGGGACGTTGCTGACCGTTAGGGTCGTCGCGCCGCTGATGGTCTTGGTGAAGTAGTTGCCAAGCGTCAGGTTGATGTCGTTGGCACCCATCGCCGAGCGAGTCTCTTGAAAGCCGCCGCCAACCCAAACGCGACCTCCGTTGGGGTTGAGCCCCATGCCATAGTTGGTGGCAAAGTTTGCGGTGCTTCTCTGCTGAATCCACGCATCGCCGTTAGCGTATGCACCAAACGACAACTGAACAGATCCAGCGCCAAACTCCGCAATCTGGTTGGCGTCTGTTGTACCGGAAGTTGCAGGAGCGCCGCCCGTGACGCCGACCCCAAAGACCTGAAGTTGGCCCTGGCTGGCGGCGGGGGTCATGCCCACACCAAAGCGACCGCTTGTATCGAAGCGAGCTCGCTCTGAGTTCCCGGTCAGGAAGACCAGTGGCAGGTAAGTGCCTGTGCCCGTAATGCCGCTGATGAGTGCCGCTTCAGAAGCGTTGACACGCAAAGCCGCCGTGCTGGCGTTGGTTGGATCTGCGGCGTTGTACGCAAAGAACGCAGTGTTGACTGCTGTTCCGTTGGGGATCAGGCCAATCTGCGTGTTGCCATTCGCGGTGCTGGTTTGGAACAGCGTCCGGCTTGAGAATGTGCCGTTGCTGAAATCGCCAGTGATTCGATTGCCAGTTCCGCTAAACGCAAGAGTCCCGGTAAGCGTCGGGCTTGCCAGCGTCTTGTTCGACAGAGTCTGTGCGGTGGTGGTGTCAACCGCAGACCCGCCGAAGTAGCCGACCTCAGCAAACACTTGCCATGTCGTGCCGTCGTAGATCAACTGCACGAGTGCGCCCTGGATGTCGAGCAACAGATCTTCGGACAGGCCCTCGATGGTTGAGCCGTTGCGGCCAACCGTCAGGTTGTTGGTTCCGAAGTTGCCACCGTCAGCAATCCAGACCTGATTGCCGGAGGACGGTGTTGCCGGGAGCGTGACCGTAAACGCGCCGCCAGTGGTGTCGGCCAGGATGCCGTCCTTGTCGACGGCGGTGTAGTTGGCGGTGCGGCGGGTGAAGTTGATGCCGCCCTGGATGGTCAGGTCGCCAGAGCCCAGCAACGAGCTCCCGTTGACCGACTTGATGTTGGTGCCCGAGACGAGCGTGGGCTGATAAGCCGACATCCCAGATTGAGTCTGGTACGTGCTGGCGGCGTTTGCTTGCGTTAGGTAGGTACTCGACGCGCTGGCGGTCGTCAGATAAGACGACATCCCCGACTGAGTCTGGTAGGTCGATGCGGCGTTGGCCTGGGTGAGGTACGTGCTCGAGGCGTTGGCCTGAGTCAGGTACGTGGTCGAAGCGTCAGCCGTCGTCAAGTAGGCCGACATTCCCGCTTGGGTCTGGTAGGTCGAGGCCGCGCTTGCCGTCGTGAGGTAAGCGGACATACCAGCTTGCGTCTGGTAAGTCGAAGCGGCGTCCGCGCTCAACAGATAGGGCGTGAGCGCCGAGCTCGTGATGTAACCCGCCGGGTTGGTGGCGTTGTAGGGCGTGAAGCCCAACGCAGTCGTCACGTTGCCCGAGGTGATCTCGCCACGGATCGTGGCCGAGCTCTTGTTCTCGACGTTGCCCAGGCCAAGGTTGGTTCTGGCGGCGGATGCGCTCGCCAGGTCGGACAGATTGTTCGCCGACAACAGAGCGCCCGACAGACTGGCGTAGGCGGCAAGCCAAACGCTCCCGTCGTACACCTTCATGCCACCACCGGAGTTCAACGGGTTGGTGTTGAAGTACAGAGCGCCCGAAACAAGGGGGTTGCCGTCGTTGTCGACCGTCGGATCGCTGGATTTCGCACCCAGATAGCGGTCGTCGAAGTTGTCGAAGGCCGCGAGAGTCTGGTCACGAGCGGTTTCGGCGGCAGATTGCGCTTGAGCGGCGCTGGTTGCGCTGTTTGAAGCGTTGGTTGCAGAGGTTGCGGCGGAAGTAGCCGACGCTGTAGCCGATTGGGCCTGTGTCGTAGCCGTATTGGCGTACGACAGGGCGTTGTTGGAGGCGTTTGTCGCCGTTGTGGCGGCAGAACTGGCGGTCGACGCTGAACCGGCGGCGTTGGTGGCGCTGGTTGCGGCCTGACCGGCGCTTGCGGCGGCATTCGAGGCGGAAGTTGCGGCGGCAGACGCGCTTGCCGTGGCCTCCGAAGCCTTGGTAGTGGCCGTTGTGGCGGAATTCGTGGCGGTAGTGGCGGCAGTCTGCGCCTGGGTCACTGAATTGCCGATGGAAGCGACCGCATTTTGGGCGGTTGTTGCGCTCGAGGCGGCATTTGTGGCCGACGTCGAGGCCGAAGACGCGCTGTTGGCGGCTTCCGTGGCCTTGGTCGTGGCAGTTGCGGCGCTTCCAGTCGCCGAAGAGGCGCTCGATGCGGCGTTCGTGGCGCTGGTGCTGGCCTCGCCAGCCTTGGTGGTGGCAATTCCGGCCTGTGTGGTGGCCGTAGTGGCGGCGGCTTGGGCCTGAGAGACCGCATTACCGATGCTGTTGGCGGCGTTGGTCGCGGTTGTTGCGCTGTTGGCGGCGTTGGTGGCCGAAGTAGCGGCGTTGGTTGCGCTGGTTTGAGCGGCAGTAGCCGATGCGGCGGCGGCATTAGCATCGGCAGTAACCCCAGCGGCGGCGGCTTGCACCGCTTGCAGAGCCTGTTGGGACTGATCTACCGACGGATAGGGCGGCAACTGGACGATGTCCTCAAGGTCACAGGCGCTGTTGGGCACCACAGCCATGACGTCAAGGTACTTCGACCCGGTGTCGGCGTTGAAAGCCTGGACACGGTACTGCGAGCTCGCGGTTCCCAGTGCGTTGGGGAAGACATTGACGACGGCTACGCCCTGATCGTTGGCGGTCGCCTCGTAGAGCTCGGGCGCGACAAAGCCGTTATAGATCTCGGTGCGGTCGAGCTTGAACCGGAAGGTTCCCCCGGCGACGGGGTTGCCTTGCTGGTCGTAGGCTCGACAGGTGACTGCTACGGTTGGGATGGACATTCGTACCTCACTGCGGCACCGAGGGTGCTACTTCAATCTTGTGCTTCGACGGTGATCTTCCACCGGACTTGCGCCGAATCTGGCGCGTGCTTGAGCTCCGGCGGAATGCTCTTCTGCCGCACGAGCTCGCCTCCCTCAAAGACCTTGATTTCGTCGAACTCGCCGAGATCTCGGTCGCCCAGATCAGCGATGAACGTCACGCTGTCGTCTGTTGAATCTGTTGTCGTCGGAACCCGACAGATCTGTTTACCGTGGCGACATATCGCGATCTCCACGATCTGTTGGGACAGAGCGCGGATGCCAAGCTGTTGCAACGTCATGGCTTCCTCAACTGCACGCTCAAGGTCGAGCGGTTGAAGCCACGAACGCCACGCTGGCGAGCCACGTTGAGGCCCACCATGTAGCGTGCGTTGTTGATCGTCGCGGCCTTATCGTTGGAGTAAGGCTTGCCAGCGGAAAGCTGGAGCTTGGCGACTGCGCCGAAGGCGATGGTTTCGGCGTACTGCTCGAGGAGGAAGTTCTCGCACGTTGTGCTCGTGCGAAGAGGTGCGAGCGCCACACGCATTGTAACGGCGGAGCTCACCGTTTGATCCGGAATTGGGATCAAACTGATGGTGTCCCACGACTTCTGCATGAAGCCGCGAGGAGTGGCGTAGGAGGCTGTGTAGCCACCGATCTTCTGGTTGTAGACCGAGGGGTCGGTGACGTCATCCGGCGACACCGGCTCCAGCATCTGGCCCTGGTAATAGGCTTGCATCACCTTGATGATCCGGTGGCCTAGGATAGGAGTATCGAGCTCGTAGTCGGATTGCTTTGCAATCACTTTGACCGGGTCGTGATCGACGACATGGATCAGGGACTTCTCGCAGAAGTCGATGACCGTGTCGCGGATGGCCTGAATGGCGGTGATCTCGGGACACCCGGCCACCTCGGGCAGAACCCAAGAGAAGAACTCTTCGTAGGAAACTGACATTTAGACGCCTCCCGCCTGGACGGCTACTGCGTTGACCGTGCCACCGGGCTTGTTGGCCTCGGGCGAGAACGCAAAGTCCTTGCTGGTCTTGAGACCCAACAGGGACATGAACACTTGGAAATAGCCCTGCGCGAGTCCGGCGTTGGAGCCGAACTCGGCGTCCTTGCTGTAGGCGCGGAACAGGACGTAGTTGAGAAGGGGCTCGGCGTACAGGTCTATGAGCGCCAGCGTTGCACCCGTGCTTTGCACCTCTGAAGGAATGACCGAATAGATGATGTCCAGCTTTTGACCAGCGTTTGAAGGCGGGTATACATAAAAGTTAAGCGGGTCTCGGTTGTCATAGGTGAAGTTGTAGATGGTTCCCGTGGGCGTGGCGGTATGCCAGCTTGGGTTTTGGGCATCCAGTGTTTCCCGGTCGACAATACGAACAGCACGGCCTGGGGCACCGGCGTTAGAGACGTTGCGAACAACGTCCAACAGACGCGATCCGTTTGCGGGCAAGGTCTGCTTCGAACCCGCCGCAAGTGTGTGGGTGTAGTTGGCAGAGCTCGCGTCCGGTCGTACTACTGCGATGACACGCTGGCCGTCGCTGATCCATTTCAGGAGCTCCGAGTCAGCCCAGCGCACACCGTCTGCATCCTGGAGGATGATCCGTGCTCGAGAAGTGATGTCGCTTGCCAGCATTGCGTTTCCTTACCAGAGCACCTTGCGGGCCCAGTAGTTGGCGGAGAACTTGTCGTCCTTCGTCGGGTTTCCGTTCTTGTCTTTGATCCCGGCAGACCGGGCCAGATAGTTCTTGCGGCGCTCGGCGTCCTTGTGCTGGGTGAAGTCCTCCATGCCGCGAAGGCCGAAGCGAACCAGCTTTACTTCGTCGCCCTTCTTGGCGAGAACCATCTTCTTTTGCTTGGCACCAGCGGGTGCGTTCACAGGCTTGTCGAAGCCGGGGAACTCGTGGCCGCGATAGACGATCTTGCCGCCCTCACGCTTCAGATTCGATGCTTTCATCGGAGCTCCTCGTGATGACTACTTCGAGCTCGTCCTTGAGCGCGAGGCTGTCCTCAACAGATTTCTTGGGCGCTGGCTCGTTTGTAACCTCGATCCAACGACCGGATTCAACAAGCTCGCGGTCGTACACGGCCATCTTGCCGGTACGCACATTTCGCATGAGCTTTGACATTCGTGTTCCTCAAAAGAAACCGCCCCAGGTTTCCCCAGGGCGGTTAAGGGCGAGGGAGGAAAATGGAAAGAAACCCCCCTCACTCACAGGAGGGTATTAACCCTTGACGGCAACCATGTTCACCAGAGCCTCGGGCTTGATGACGTTGTAGCCGTACACGTTCAGACCACGGACGATGTTGCCGAAGGTGGACTGAGCGCGGAGGGTTTCCACGTTGGTCATCTGCGAAGCGAAGGTGATGGCGTCACGGGTACCAGCCATGACGTAGCTGTCGCCGTCGTTGGTCTTGGGCAGGTTGTTCGACACGTAGACCATGAAGCGGTCGATCATGCCGAGCTTGCCGTTACGCAACGGGGAGACAGAGTCGCCAGTCAGGTAGGCTTGCTTGAGGTCAGAACGCTTGACCATCGAAGCCATCCAGGCGGGGATAACCAACCAGCGGCCATCTTCGGGGACGTTCTGCTCGTCGAGAACCTGACCAGCATCCAAGAACAGGTCGAGGATGTTGGAAGAGGTCACGGCGCGGGGAGAAGCGTCGGTGCCGAGGTTGATGTTGCCGGAGATCACACCAGCGGTAGCGCCCTTGTTGGCGGTGGCGGCAGAAGCCTTCACGCCGTTGAGGACGTCAGCGTCGATGGCGATCTTCATCTGGGTGGTGGCGTCGTTGGTGAAGACGTCCATCAGCTTGATGTCGGTCTGCACAGCATCGACGTCGTCCAGCACGACTGCGAAGTACTTGCCCTTGTCGATCAAGAGCTCGACGGGGGTGGAGTCAGGCACCTGATTGGTCAGGTTCTGGCCCTTGGTGTACGAGTTGATCGTGATGGTGGGGATGGTGCGGATGTGAACCTTGTCGCCCTGACCCTTGATCTCGCCTTCCCAATCGGTGTTAGCGATCTCGGAGAAGACGGTGGTCTTATAGAACTTGACCTGGAGCTTGCCAGACCAAATCTCGGGGATGAAGTTACCGCTGTATTGCGTATAGCCGCCGCTTGCGGGAAATGCCATGATGAATCACTCCTAAAGTTGAAAAGGTTTGTTGAAGGTCATCGGATGCGACCTTCGATTTGAGCCGCCATGAGGTCGGCTTCAATGGCTACTGCGTCGGCGTCACTGATCTTCCCGGAACGTTGCCGCGCATAGAAGTCGGCCACCTCGGCTCGCGTCCAGATCTTTTTGGCTGGAGGAGCGTTGGGTGCCTTGTTCGTCGGCGGGACGGTTTGGGATTCCAGCGATGCGTTTGCATTCGCCGCCCACGTTGAAGATGTCTTCTTGAACGCATTGAAGAACTTCGCGGTGCGCTCTGCATCCCGAGCACGCTCTGCGTTCGACAGGAGATTCTGTTTACTTGCCCCCGTGAGCTCGTCCACCTCCTCCAGCCAAGCAAGGAACTTGGGGTCTTGGTTGACTTGCTCCCAATCGGGAACCAGTGCAGTCAGGGTCTTGAAGAAGTCCGTCTCGACCTTCTGAGTCGTGACATTGGATAGCGAGTCGATGCGGCTCTTGAGGGCGTCGATCTCCGCTTGCTTCGCCGCGAGCTCTTCACGAGCGATGCGACGGGCTACGTCGATCAGACCCTCGCCGTACTCCTCGATCTCCTCTGGCTTGACCAGGGCTTCGGGCGGCTTGGCATTCTTCAGCACCTCGAGGTCGTGCTCAAGTTGCTGGAGTCTGTTCTTCAGATCCTTGTTCTCCGCCGAGAGGCGTGGAACTTCCGAGTTGTACTTGCCCTGCAATACCTTGTAGCGGTGTTCCAGTTGCTCGTCCTGTCCGGATGCAGGAGGAGTTGTGGAGTCGCCTTGGGGTGCCGGGGTTTCCGGTGGCGTGGCGTTCGGATCAGCCGGGGGCTGACCTTGTTGCTCGCCTGACTCGTTCGGTTGCTGGCGCTTCAGCAGTTCTTCTTGAAGTCTGTTGGCCTTTTCTTCGGCTTCCAGGACAGCGCGTGGTAAAGATGACATTGATACTCCGTGAGCCGAAGACGGTCGCGTTCGAGCCTCGCGGTGTTCGAGCGATTCGTTCGGTGTTCAACGGTTGCTGGTTAAAGGGCCAGCCCCTTTTGCGGCAGAACGCCGCTAACAGACCGACGGCCTGTTACCGCGATCTGCGGAGAGCTTCTCCGGAGTCCTTGGCTTTATCGAGGAAGTCGCCAACAGCCTGTGCGGCTCCCTGTTGCCACCTGGACAGAGTTTCGTCCTTGGTGTTGCAGGAGTCGCGATACAGGTCTTGCAGGGATTCCTCGAGCCAGGTTCGGATGGTCTCGAATTGCAAGTTGCCCTGTAGCGATGACAGGGCAACTAAAACCTCGTGTGATGGTTTCTTCAGCAAACCATGCCGCCTTTCGGGTGGGTCGGCGTGGCGATCTTGCTGTTCATCTGATCCTTCGGGCCGGTGACGGTCTTGGGATCAACTTGATAGGGAGCGGCCTCGGGCTTACCGCCCTTGCTGTTGTCAGCACGTTGCCACTCTTGAATGTCGTTGGGCGAAAGCTGTTCCATGTGTTGCCTCACTTCTTTGCGTTCATGCGGACAGCAACGCCGTAGGTGTTGCAGTTGCCCACCATTCCGCCGTCGGCCATCTTGGCCATCGAGCCATACTTCTCAGCCGACAGCTTGCCGCTGGCGAGCGCCTTGCCCTTGGCCATGAGCTCCTTGGGATTGGACTTCTCGCCCTCTTTCTTCTCCTCAGCCATTTCCTTGCGGACGTACTGCTTGGGAGAAACTTTGCCGGAGCGCACTTGCTTGGCCTCGGCCATTTCCTCGGCCTTGGTGTCCTTGCCGGTGAACGGCTTGACCTTGCCACCGTCGGCGTAACCGGCGGGGATCATTCCCTTCATGGGCTTCATGGGCTTCTTCATCATGCGATTCCTTGCTGTGGTTGGACGGTGTTCATGTCAGCGGGCGGTGGTGCGGAGTCGCCACCGACACCGGCTTCGGCTGGTGCGGGCAACTGTTGCTGTTGCATCTGTTGCGCTTGCATGGCCTGTTGAATCTGTTCCTGCTTGAACTTCATCATGTCCACGGTGGGCACCAGCTTGTCGGTGTCCATCTGGAGACCCTTCGCCATTTCGCGCAACAGGTAGGCGCGACCCTCGGGGCCCAGGATCTGGAGATCCACCGGGTTCGAGGTAGCCGCCAGGAATTCGTTGCGGCGGACGTTGATCTGTTCCTTGTGAACCAGACCCATCGCTCCACGCGCCACAATCTTGAAGTCGCCTTTGATGTACGGGTCGGGGTTGTACATCATGTTGTGGACGTAGAAGCGGTTGACCACCATCGTGACCACATGGTCGACGGACAGGATCGCGGCCTTGATGCCCTTGGCGGCGTTGTCCATCAGCATGGACAGACCGGACGCCGTGCGCCCTGCGCCGGAGCCACCGCCACCCGCGCCATACACATAGTTCGGGATGCCGGTCACTTCGTCGGCCTGACGGACGAACTGGTTGTAGATGCCCATCAGCTCCGCCGCCTTCATTTCAGGCATGAAGAAGCGGATGGCTGGCTGGTTGCCACCGGTCTTGTCCGAGGTGGTCTGCCAGATCTTCCACGGGTACATCTGCGTGAGCTCCTCGCCATCGGCGAGGCGGTCAACGGCGACGTCAACCTGCGGGCCAGACGCAATGCCCATGTTGTTCGCCAGCGCACGAGCGGCGGCGTTGCACATGACCTGGACGTCGCGCATCACCTCGGGCAGAGCCGTGCCCCAGAACGCGCCGGGGATCTTGCGCCACTGCGCGATCTCGTAGGGGCGGCGACCCAACGGGTCAGGGTTGATGACGCACTTGATGACGTAGGAGCCGATCTGCCAAGCGTTGACTTCGTACACCTTGGTCGGGTCAACGTCCTTCATGCCCCACTGGATGAGCATATCGCCCATCACCGGGCCCCAGAACTCGAGCGCCTCGATCAGGCCGTCCTGGTACAGGCGGCTGTAGTACTTGCCCTCGAGGTTGTCGCGTTGCTGGTCGCCGTACTCGAACAGACGGAAGCCGCTGTTCCCGTAGCGGACGAGCACCTGGTCGATGTCGCCGTCGCTGTATCCGGGCACACCCTTCATGGACTCCAAGTCCTTGGAGGTCAGGCGGTGGCGCTGGATCAGGAAGCCGTCATCGACGCCGGAACTGTTGGGGCTCGGGTAGATGTCGTAGGGGGAGACGCGCTCCACCTCGCGGAAGAAGTCGTTGGTGACGATGGGCACGAAGTTCGGGCCCCAGGTCAGCTTCTTCTTCTTCCGGACGGTGGGCCCTTTCAGGATCGCGGTCGGGTAGGTGACGAAGTCGTCGATGAAGTCTTCCATCGCCCGCTTGTAGCCACCCTCTTGCATCTGATCCTGGATGACGCCGCCCATGCGCTCGGCGCACTCTTTGGCTTCGTCGCGGATACGCAACAGAATCGTGTCGTGGACTTCCTCGAGGCGTTCCCGGAAAGCGTCCGGGTGCATCTGTTGGCCTTGAGCCAAGAACTCCATCGCCTCCTGGCGCACGAAGTCGATGATGGACATCTTGACCTCGGGCGGGATCTGCGGCTCCTGGCTTGGCGACAGGTCGAAGCCACGGTCGTCCTGGAACATGACGTCCTGAATCCACGCCTTCGCGCCGTTGCACTTGACGTCCGTAATCATCATGTAGATGTCGGAGCCGCCGGTCTGTGCAATCTCCTGCGCTTTGTCGGGGTCGTACTCCCCACGGCGCTGGCGCTCACAAGCGAGGAGGCGCTCAGTGATGCGTTGCTTCTGGAACTTGGCTTTGTTCCAGCAATTCGTGATGTGACCGGAAATTCCAGAGGCAATCAGGTCGGAGTTGTCCACGCCTTCCGGCTGTGCGGCACTGACGTCTGCGGAGACGGGTGCAATGGCCTGATATACCTGGGTCATGGATTACTTCCTTACGTCCACGCTTTGGCGGACGCTCTACCTACTGATCGTGCTCGCACGTTTCTTCCTCCCTCCCGCGCCGCGAGACAGAGATACTGAAGCGCATCGTGCGGGTGGCTGAACCGGTCTTTGACCGGGCGATCCCGGTATCTCTCCCCTGCGACCTTCAACCGCTCGTAGCGGTATCCGCCGATGAACCCCTTGCGGAGTTGGCGGCAGTTGGGTGACAGGAGGAATCCGGGTTCCCCGCCAGCCATCTTGTTCAAGAAGAACGCGACAGACTCTCGGCGGGGGATGAAGTCATTGGTGTCGGCGGGCTCGCTGGCAATGCCCACCTCGAGGAGCTCCTGGTAACAGGTTCGCTCGTCGACTTGTGATCTGTTGACCCCAGCGGGGTCGCCACGGCTAATGATTCTGCAACCGTGGTACTTGTTCATCAGGGCGGGCTTGACCACCTCCGCCGCGAACTGGCGAATGCCCATGTCCTCGGCGACGAACTCTTCAAGGATCACCATCTGACCCTTGGGTGTGATCTGTCCAACAATGCACGCTGGCGTCAGCCCGAAGTCCCAGCCCAGATAGATCGGGGCTCCACGGTTGACCTCGAGCTCGTTGTCGGCGCAGTGGATCTTGTCGTTGTACTCCGGGTAGACCGGCTTACCGTCAGCGGTGGTTCCGTACTGCCCAAGGACGAAGATCTTGATCCAGTCCTCGGTCTTACCACCCACCATCTTCAGGTAGTACTCATAGCCTTGCGGAAGGTTGAAGACATTCTCCGCTTCTGGATTCGGCTCATACCGAACGTCATCGCCCTCTTGAATACGAATGAGACCACCTGGTTGGTCAAAAAACTCCCATCCTTCGGGGGTGTCCTCTTCAGCAATCTTGTAATACCAGTGGTCGTCGTCAGGCGGGTTCGTGTCGAGGATGATGCACGGGTGGACAGGGCCACCGCCGTGACTCTTAGCCGGGAAGCGCCCGACACGTTGTGTGACCATGTCAAACACTTCACGGGGCACTTCCGATGCTTCATTGATCCACGCTCCTGTCAGTTCGAGCGACCGGAGCTTGCCAGTCTCACTGGCTTTATCCAACGCGATGAAGATGACCTCGAGATCCAACCCGTTCCCATCCCCGCAGTCCTTGATCTTCAAGGTGCAGGTAATCGGGGCGTCCCACTTGATCGGCGCGAGCTCCTCGTCCATCCAGTGCGACCAGGTCTTGATCGTGGTGGACTTCAATTCCGGGTAGGTATTCCGGATCACCGCCCAGCGTGCTTTCCTCCAGCCGTTGTGGGGAGTCTGTTTCAGGCTGTGCTTGATGATCTCCATACAGCAAGTCGAAGACTTGCCCGACCCTACTGGGCCCTTGATGCCGCGAACGAAGGCGGTCGAATTATGGAAGGCGGCGGCTACCTTACCCGGAGGCCGGTACTGAATTGTTTGCTGGGCCATCGGGAACGCTCGTGTCGATGAGGAATGTCACCTGCTTCGCGTCGACCTCATGCTTCACCGACGCGAGGTTTGGAACCGTCTTGTCCAGGAGCATTTCCATCGCCTTCAACTGAGCCGACGTAACCTTCGTCCTGGAATCGCCGAGCGCAAACTTCTGCAAACGCTCAACGATCTGCGTGACCTGAATCTTTTCGCGAACCGCAGTGGCGTGCTCATCCCGGATCTGTTGGCGACGTACGCTCAACTGTTCTTCACGGGATTGTTTCTTGGTTGCCATAGCAGTTCATTGAGTTGGCCCGTGTCGTGGGCCAGCCGGTCAGGTCAGCCCCTTTGAGGAGACACGAGCGAGAGAGAAGCCCCTGACTGCGGTGGTTATGCCTCACCAGCCGCTGGAGGAGACTTCTTCCATCCTGGCCCGGACTATAGCTTCACGATCCGGAATTACAAGGGGTCTTGTTGGAATTAGCAAAAACCGGCAGGAGTCCCGAAGACCTCCCCCCTCCCCACCCAAATGTCCACCTACCCCCCGCCACCCCGTGGCGTCTACTCTACCTTTTACTTTTATTGGTTATTGGTTCTCGGTTAGCTTTCGATCCGGTTTTCTCTGGGTTAGCCCTGGGTTAGGGTTGGGTACCCCACTGGGTACCGACTGGGTTCCCACTGGGTTTTGGAAGGGGAAGCGTGTGTATGGGGGAGATAGGTAGAGGCTCAGACGCCCCCCTGGCACGCTCGTGGCCATGCGCCCACCCCCCCCCCCCCCCCCCCCCACCCCCCCCCCCCCCCCCCCCGCCCGCCCCCCCGCCCCCCCCACCCCCGCGAC